AATGTACCGTCTTGATATAGAGTAGTGAAGTCACCATCTACAATAATACGACCTTCGTAGATTTCAGGTTTAATGTTACTACCAACTACTGCTTCAGAAGTCATGTTACGGTTAATGTTGATGTTAACACCAGTTACAAGACCAACAGGAGAACCGCTTATAAGCAAAGCACCATTCACTGCTGCAAAGATACCATTATTACCTTGAGCGGTAGGTGAAGTGAAGAACTGTGATACGCCACGTTGCTTCAAGTCTTGACCCATAAAACTAAGATCAATAGTTGTCAAACCAGTTGCAGGAAGTGCAATACCTACAGTATTTACTTTATTACCTGTATATACCTCTGATTGACCAATATCTGAATACCATTCTTCAAATGTATATGAATCGTCAGTATGACCAGTTGTAGGTGCATAAGTTGTTTTACCTTGTACTTTATAAGTACCACCAGAAGCTACCGTTTCAGGAGTTAATGTAGCGCTGTTTAATGCAACTACTGTAGCTACTGTTGCAGTTAAAGCAATGATGAGTAAGTTCTTATTGTTGTTGTTTGTAGCAAAACCTGTTAAGCGAATAACATTACCTACACGAACTGTATCATTTAACCAACTGCCTGTTGTACGAGTGATTGTGTATTTACCACCAGCTACTGCAATAGTTGTACTACCCAAAGCTGATGGTGTTGCTGCTGTCCAGTCACGAGCTAAAGCAGAAGCTAAGAAATCTGCATAAGTGCCTGCACTAAGTTCACCAGAAATGTTGCCCTCTACAGAACGAACACCATGTCGGAAATCAACTAATTGGTAATCTGTACGGATTTCTTCTGATTGATATGTTTCTTTAGTTAAGTTGAAAGTAGACGATACTCGACGAAGTGTTTGTGCCCCTGATGCAGAAAGCAATGTACCGAATGTTGTCTCTTTTTTGTAAGATACTATTTTATTAATACCTGAAGCTGTTGCCATTATTGACTCCAAAATTATTGTTATTAAAATTATTTTAAATTAGATAAAGAGGTGATCTAGTATTGCTCAGAGTAATATCTAATACGAATCGTAATCTCTGCTCTATTATCATTTATATAGACAGATGATATTTCGGGTGTTCTGTCTATTATTATTTTATCCGAACCTTCTACTAACGTAGTACCTCTTTTAAAATAATCTTTCACCTTATCAGCCATGAGAGTTATATTACCTACACCATTTCCTTTTGGGTAGGAAAGCACAATCTGATAAAAACCAACTTCTCTATTATAGTTATCTCCATAGGTAGGGTTTTCAACTGGTAGAGGGACTAATCTCGATAACTGATATGGTTGATCAACTTTAGGTGTAAACGTTACGTTCTCAAATGCTGTTTTAGTTTGTCCTAAGCCTTGAGGCATAACTACTAGATATTTCTCAAAAGCTTTCCTCAAATTACTTTGCATATAATATATAGCACCCCTTATATTTTGCTAACTTTGTTTGCAATCAATTCACAAATAGCTTTAGCTGCTCCAATGTTATTCCCAACAACATGATAACCTTCTTTAGCTTTCCAACCATATTCAGGATTATCTTTCCATCCATCTTCAACATCGTCAGCGTGACCTATGTTATTACTAACATAACTAACTTCTTCTAAGTTGTACCTTTTACCTTGAATAATAGCATCTGCTACTGCTGCTGTTCCTGCTGCATCAGCATCTCTTGATGCCTTATTTGGTGTTCCTAAACCAACCATCCAAGAGTTCTTAAAATCACCAACATCGTTTTGTATTGCACCTTGCTTAGAGGCATAATACTCAGCACCTAATGGACTCTCATCGACAAGCATAACAGCAATCTTTTCTAAAGATTCTCCAACAAGCATTTTACTTTTCATAGCAATCTTGGCTTTAAGTGCTGCGATACCTTGCGAACCTTCATATACCGCCATGCTGTACCTCTTTAATTAAACCATTAAACACTTACACAGATGACACGCCACATACAAGCTTCACCAAAACCTTCATATTTACTAACATCTACAACCTCAACAGATTCATCTACACCTAAGAATACATCAGTAACTAAATCACCCACTTTAGGTCTTACAGTTAGGTCAGTTGTAGATATAAGGAATACAGTTAGTTTCTTATCAACAAGGTTAGGAGATTTAACTTCTTTATACTTAGGTTCTGTCTCAAACATCTTGATTGTATATAACGTACTTGTTGTTTCTACTGTTTGAGTTTCATGGTTATATGTTTCACTACCAATACTCTTGTAAACTCGTGTCTTACCATGTTTATCAATCAAGCGTTTTGCACCCGATTTGAAACGGTTAGATTGTAAATCCATATTCACTACCTTAAAGTGTTAGATTTTAAAAGGTTTAAAAAGTATTAGAAAATCTCTTAAACACTTGCTGGTTTGTATTATTTGTACAACTAGCATCACCATCTGTTGGGATACCCGCATCTACATCAACAACCAAGTTATCGTAGTTCTCTACGTTAGCTCGAATATCTGCTACGCTAATTCCACCAGCATAAGGCATTGCACCATTGATAGCGAAACTAAAGTTAGGGTCATTCAAATACATTTGTAATGTTTTATAATAGTTATTAAACCAATCATGATCCCATGATTCAAGAACATCTGCTTTAGTGTGAGTTAGTTGAGATAAGATGAATAATACTGTCTTACCACAATCTAAACTTGCTCTACGAACATTGTTCTTATTCTTTTCTAAGTAGTAAGTGATTTCTTCATCAGAAAGTAGGTCATAGGCATTACCAATTAAACCCACGTTTAGTCTCACTTCTTGGACTAATGTTAATGCCATTATTATTTCCTTTATTTTTAATTCTTTTGTTTACTGTTCTAATTGTATATTATTTTAATATTGATGCAACCTCCTAAGAAGTTGCATTGTATTAAAACTTAATTAAACACTTGCGCCTTTAACTGCACGAACGACTGTGGCAGGTTTACGAAGAAGATGCACGTGAGAGAACTCAAGTTCCATTTCTTCTTTCTCGCCTTTAGGATCACCGTATACCCATAGGTATTGATTTTCACCAAGAGTGTTAGCTAGGTCTAGTTTTGCACTTGGAGCAACATAAGATACGAAAGTATCTTGAGTGCCTGTTGGTACAAAGTAGCACTCGTTCACAGGTAAGAAACGCTGACCGTTTACACCGTCACGGATTTCACGGAACAAGCAACCTGCGTATTGGAACTCACGGTAGAGTGTAGTGTTACCACCAACACGATTACGTAGGGGTTCTTGGGTTGATGTGTAGAACTTGTAAGCCTCCTTAACGCCAGCTTGTGCAATCAAAGCAGAGAAGAACTCAGGAGAACATAAACCTACAACACCTGTATATGTATCACCAGATAATGAGTTATCTTGAATGTGCGCAATAACTTCTTCAATCTTAGCGATTACATCAGTTGCAGCGTTAGTTAGGTCAAAAGCAACTTCTTTACGGGTTACACCAAAATCAGTGTAGAAAGAGTTATGAGCTACAGTGTTGTTAGGAGACCAAATCTTACCTTGAGTAAGTGCATAGAACTTAGCATATTCTTCAGTCATCAAAGCAGAACGCTTCATACGAACCATCTTACGTTCCATAACAGCAGCTTTAGTTTCTGCTGCATCTGCACTACCGTAAGCACGAATACCTTGAACATCCGCCTGAGTTAGGTAATCAATTACTTTGTGGTAAGGAACACGGTAGGTGTGAATAGCACGATCATCATCTTTGTTAGCAAGAACATTACCACCACGATGTACGTCACCGATAAGACCTAATGTACCGAAAGTCTGTTCAAAAGATACTGTATCAGTAGCAATTGATTCTTGACGGAAGATACCTAGATCAGATAAAGGTGTACGAACGTTTGGAATCATTGCTAATTCTTCTGTCCAGTCCTGCACACCAAAGTTGTTTGCAAAATTACGAGTAATCATTATTTTATTTTTCCTTTAAATTGTTTCAACTTGGTTATTAAACAGCAGTTAGGACTTTGATACCTAAAGTTAGGAGTTTAGCTTTCACGTCCGCAAGAGCTAGAGTACCTAGTTTAAGACCAGCAGTAGATACACCAGCAGCACCACGAGCTAAGGTAATAACAGAGGTATTAGTTGTTGCAGGAGCAGACGCTACTTTAACTACAATACCAGCAATAGCAGCAGCAGTTGCAGGAGTAGTACCATCTACTGCAACTAAATCACCAATAGCAAATTCTTTAGCTGTACCATTGTATGTAATCACTTCACGACAATGACGGAAC